CTTTATATTAGCTATTACGCGAAGCCATAGCCAAAGGTCGATGGTCATAAGGAATCTATCGCTGATTCTAAATCTTAAATGCTTTACAAAATCCTTGAGAAATTCATCGGAGTATCCAGCATATTTAAATGCAAGTACGGTATAAATTAAGTGATCTCTGCTTAATCCGACTGGCTGTGCTTCCTCCCCTCTAGCATAAGTAGGATAACGATATCCCTGATAATAATATTTTCCAAAAAGAAATCTCTTTAGCCATCCTTTTCGCTCCACCCTTACCCAACAATCGGATATGCCCTCTAAGAATCTGTCATCTTTATAACAAAAATAAGATAGGAAAGATCTTCCAATAGCATCGCCTTTCCCGTTATCCCCATCTGGCTGCCAGGAGGGATTTTTTACCAGCATCATTTTGTTCTCCGGATCAACAAAATGGTAGGTGTCCTGCGATTCCCAATTAAAAATATCTGAATTATAAATAGATCGCATCATTTCTTCAGTTGGCATGGCCATTTTACTGGTAGAATGCCAGAGGCCAAAAAGTTTCTCAGATTCCATAATCTTTTATTTTATTTATCCGCGAAAACAAAAAAAGTAGGCTTTTGACCCCCTTAACTTGCCTAATTATATTTTTACTTCATTGCTTATAAAAGAGCATAATTCATTTCCAAATTCCCTCCAGGAGCAAAATAAGCTATTAAATTATCGGGATCCATCTGCATGATACTCTGGTAAAATCTTATAGATGTCTCCATATCAATTTTGATAATTAGCTTTCTCATAGAATTTTCATATCCTATTGCTGAAGCGAATCGATCTCCTCTATAATTAATATAGCCCCTATCCTCTATTAAATGATGTAGATCCTTATAAATAGTATCCCCCTTTGAAGTTATATTTATTAGATACTTCTTCTTCAATAATTCAAGATAAGGTTCTATGGATTCATTCGGGTCTTTATATCTATAGAGGATCTGACCATTATTATAAGTTCCTACATTCCAAACGGAATTAGTCTCTTTGGCCTTTCCTTTAGTTCCCAAATGAGATTCCAGCATTCCCTGAGCCAATACAAATACGATGTCTATATTATATTCTATACATTTTTGTGTTAAGTAATGAGGGTCTAGATCCGAATCAGGCGCTGTCTTATCCATATATGTTCTTACCTCCCAAAGGAGTTTATCATATATTTTATCTTTCATCTGCTTTACATAAAGCTCTTTGGGGCCTATAGCTTCCTCCGAACCATAATTTTGATATTTTGATCTCGAACCTGAATCAAATCCAGCAACAATGAAAAAGGATAAAAATACTACCAGAGAAATTTTAAATAATAAAGGCTTGATTTTCAACATTCTGGCATAATTAGGCAAGCTACTTAAAGAACTCCGAAAAAATCCAGAAATTCTTTTTAAAGTTTGTTTCATTAGGTCTTCCATATTCAATCATTTAATTTTACAATTAATGCGAAAAATCACCAATAAAATTCCTATATAAAAATTAGTTTGTTCGCATTTTTTAAGGATTTATAATTCCTTAGTCGAAAAGTGATAGGCTTCGACCAGAATTAGACTCTTCTTCATCAAGAGGTATATTTAGGGCCTCCGGTATTTCCGGATCTTTATTTTCTTCTTCAGCTTCTTCCAGATTAATTTCCTCTGTATATTCATAATCCGTCTCTTCTCCTTCTATCTTAAGAAGATCTTTTAGAAGCATTACATATTGATCTTTAATTTTTCCATAGACTAGTCTTTTTGTCTGAAAGAGACTAAGTTCTTCATCATCTATAATTCTTAATACCAAAAGAATATTTTCTCCAGAGGCTTCAATATATTTTCCATGATCCTTTCCAATTAAAAAGAAAAATAGGTCTTTATAGAAAACACCGCCTCGCCTCTTTTTCCAGGTTAGAAATCTTTCTCCATTCATAGATATAGGCAAATGTATCTGTCTTTTATTATCTACCACCTCTATGGTTACGCCATCAATTTGAGTAGGGACCAAGTCCTGAATATTAAGATCCCTCACCTGAGTTATCTGCTCCAATGTTTTTTCTTCCATTTTGGTTATTTAAATTAAACATATAAACAAGAGAAGCAATCTCAGCCTCCATGCTTCCCCAATTATGAGAATCTAAAAGTCTCTTCATTTTTCCTACCCATGAATTCTTTTTTATTTGAAGCTCTTCATCAGATAAGTATCTGGCGACTCCTGTCATCCCGTGAGAACGATAGGCATCAAGCAAATCATTTACTCTGGCCTCTTTCATTTCTCAGTTTTTTCAAATGTTTGAAGCTCATGAATCATCTCCTTTGGAAATAGGTTCAGAGCTTCTAAAACAGATTTTCTATCATAATTATGCCTACAAGCATATTCATTTATGGTCGCAGTAGATATATTTATCTTCTTTTCTTTTTCTTCTTTTGCTTTCTTAACCCCCTTAATATAGATCCAAAAGGGAGTTTTATTATAGGTTTTTCTTATAAACCTCTGCCAAACATCAATAGCTTGCTCAGGATTAATCCTTAATCCATTAAGAGCATTAGCTTGCATAGGGTGGCCAATAGAGAATCTACGATTAATCATAAAGAAATTCTTCCTCTTATCGATCTTAGAAGCATCTTTATATCCCTGGGGATCCTCGAATATTGTTTTTATAAGGTCGAATAATTCCATATTATCTTATACACGTCTCTAATTATAGAGTTCTAATTTAATAAAAAAAGCCTTATGCTGTTCTAAATATTTGTTAAAAAACCGTTAAAAAAAGTCCCAGATTTCTCTGAGGCTTTAGATAAACGGATTATAAAACTACTTCTTAGGAGTTTCCTTTGAAGGAGTAGATTCCTTTGAATCAGTAGTGGAAGAGGCATTCTTAAAATCGTAATCACTTCGTACTCTAACAACATTATTATCGGAATCAAATTCGGGAGGATCATTTTTTCCTTCAGACCATTGTTCCTGTAACAAAAATTGACGGATATAATCTTCCTTTTGTTATAATTCCACAGATACTTTTAATGACTTTTTAAAATTGTTTATCCAATTTTTAACTCCGTTATGATTTTTATATTGATTTACGTAATTAACAAATATCGCATATATTTTCTTATCTAATCGCGCGTATTCTTTTTTGATAGTATCATCTTTATTTATGATGTATGTCCATGCAAATGCCATTATTTCGGGAGGTCTACTGTAATAAAATTTTTTTCTTTCGATATCATTATCGAAATTATCCCAATCTACTTCAGGATCACCTAAGTAATCAAGAGGAGGCAAATTTTTAAACAAATCAGTAGTTTTTCCTTGTAATGCGTGTATTGCTTCATGTCCAATTATTCCTATATCCTTTCCTTCAATTGCCGGTTTAATATATTCATTTTCAACCATATTGTCTTTAGAAGCTTGGCCAGCTGTTTTATGTTGTTCTTCCAATATTTTTCTCAAGTCATTAACGTTAGCTGGTGGAACAATTACTTTTAATGGTTTAATAGTTCTAAGAAGATTATCTAACCATTTTTGTTGTACTTGTAATTTTTCAGGATCAATTTTTTCAGCTTCATCCAAAGCTTGAATCAAGTTTTCATATACAAATTTAGCTCGCATCTTTATTGTATTTATTTTGTAATTGTACTGTTTTATCTACATATTTATTATATAGTTTTATAAATAATTCTTCGATTTGTTTCAATTCTTCAATATTTCCTTTATGTGCATTTGATTGTTCATAATCTTTCATCATAAAACGTATAATATTTTGAGCACTATTTTTATTTTTTTGTAGGTATTTCATTTGTCTTGTAAATGGGATGAATTCACTCCATACGTTTGGATAATTCTTTAATCCGTAAACTTCTTTAGGATTAATTATATTTCCTACTTTATTATAATATCCTTTTCTATATCCTAATATATGCCCAATTTCATGTTCTTTCCATCCAGCGGGGTCCTTTTCTTTTAATGTATTTGATGCTAAAATAAAATTTTTTTGAGCATGCGTTTCTGAAAGTCCTGTTTTATTTTTAAATACTTGAGTATTACTATAAGGTTTTACCCAAGCCCAATAGAATTTATAAGTTGGATCCCATTCTAATTCTAATGAATCTGTGTAATCAATATCTGAAAGTCTAGGATTTTTATAGTATTCTATAATTTCTTTTTTTAATTTTTCAGGATCAATTTTTTCAGCTTCATCCAAAGCTTGAATCAAGTTTTCATATACAAATTTAGCTCGCATCTTTATAGAATTTATTTTATATATTCTAAAAAATAGTTCCATCGGAGTTCTTAACTTCGACATTTTTTTGCGACCGAAAATAACGGCTGCTGTGTTGGGCGGGACCTTGATATAGTTATTAGAGACAAATGCCAGCAAAGAACTAAGCAGTACGATACCACATACAACGATTGCTCATAAAAGGATAAATTCCATAATTTTAATTGTTTAGATGTTTATAAATGTTCATTAGATTTACTTCTTCGATACAACAAGTAGAGTTCTAATTTAATAAAAAAACCTTATGTTGTTCTAAATATTTGTTAAAAAACCGTTAAAAAAAGCCCCGGATTTCTCCGAGGCTTTAGATAAACGGATTAGAAAACTACTTCTTATGAGTTTCCTTTGAAGGCGTAGATTCCTTTGAATCAGTAGGGGAAGAGGCATTCTTAAGAAGATCTTCCGGCTTAATTCCGAGGAAGCTAAAGAGCTTGGATGCATCAAATCCTGCCCCGCCAAGACCTTCGAACATTTTGGTAAGGACCTCCACTGGGATAGTACCAAATTTACCAACGCTTGAACCTCCCTGGCCATTTCCGCCAAAGTCGATGACTTTAACGTCTTTGATGTTGCCAAGGTGAGCAGTAGCAGCTGACATAACACCTGCGAATTCCTTAATAACATTAGGTCCGAGTGTCTGAAGAGCATTAAGTACTTCAAGGAATTTACCAGTCTGGTCGAGCCTTGCATAGGCCTCAGCCTTTTCCTTGATACCTTCTGCTTCTGCAAGTAGCTTAGCCTTAACAGCATCAGCTTCTGCTTTTCCTTTTTCCCTGATAACGGCTGCTTCACCTTCTGCCTGAGCTTTCTTTGCAAGAAGAATAGCATCTGCATCACCCTTTGCTTTCTTAACAGTAGCATTCTGAATACCCTCGGCTTCAATAACTACTGCATCTTTCTGGGCTTCTGCCTGAATGACCTTCTCTCTCTTGTGAGCTTCAGCTGGTACAACGACTTCAGCAATATATCTCTTTTCTTCCTTAAGAGCACGGTTTACTTCCACATCCACAAGGGCTTTTTCCTGAGCAGCTTCCGTTGCAGCCTGAGCTTCAACAACGTTCTTAAGAGCCTGAGCCTGTGATAGTGGACCGGCCTGATTAGCGATTTCCCTCTGGGTATCGGTAAGAGCTTTCATTTCAGCAGCCTTAACGTCTTTCGCTTTGTTTGATTCAAGGATCTTCTCTTGGTTGGTGTTAGCAACTTCAATACCGGATTTTTCAGCTTCTGAAGTCCTCTTAAGAGCATCCCTTTTAGCTTCTGCCTCACCAATATCGGCATCCCTCTTGATTTCAGCTGCACGTTTACGGCCGAGGTTCAAGATATAGTTATCATTATCGGAGATATCCTGAATATTGATAAAGTCGATTTCAATACCCATCTTGCTGAAGTCCTCATTAGCCTCATCAAGAACTGCACCATTAAGAGCAGTTTTATCACCAATAAGCTCTTCCATTGTCATACGTCCAACAACGGCACGTAAGTGACCCTCGAGGTTCTGGAGAATAATTTTATTAATTTCGTCATCCGGACGGCCAAGGAATCGCTCAACACCTACGCGAAGTAGATTGGATTCAGATGAGAATTTCACGTTAGCAACTCCCTCGATTGTTGTCATAACACCATCTTTATTAGGTGCATTCTTAACATTAACAACCAAAGATCTGTTTGAGAGATTCATAAATTCCACTTTTTCTATAATAGGGATTTTGAATACCCCGCCTCCAGCGATTACACGATAGCCCTTTGCTACCTTAGTTACAGTTCCATCGGAGTTCTTAACTTCGACATTTTTTTTGCGACCGAAAACAACGGCTGCTGTGTTGGGCGGGACCTTGATATAGTTCTTAGAGACAAATGCCAGCAAAGAGCTAAGCAGTACGATACCACCTACAACGATTGATCCTAAAAGAACAAATTCCATAATTTTAATTGTTTAGATGTTTATAAATGTTCATTAGATTTACTTCTTCGATACAACAAGTAGAGTTCCTGCTTTTTCTGCGACCTCTACAATATCCCCGATTTTCAGCTTTTTACCCTTAGACTCTTTGCAAAGAAACTCCATAGGACCGGAAGAGGTATTTAACCTAACCTTTGATTTCCCGCTTTCCGTAGTTCCCACAACAATATCTCCCTTCATTCCAATAAAAGAATCCGAGTCGACATTGCTGGCTCCTTGAAGCTTATAAAGGATCTTGGTGAGCCACCAAGTAAAGGCCCCGGTTACAAACCCAGCTGCAAGCCCCACAAGTATCTGAGTAAAGATATTTCCCTCACCCAGATAAACTGCACCGCCCCCAATGCCGAAGGCCATAAGGAATGAAAAGATCACTCTAAAGGAGAATACCTTAGGACTATCATCGAAAGTATCTCCAGAGTCCAGAGATCCATCGGCTAGATCAGCATCCTGATCTCCACCAAAAATCATTGAGGAGAGCAGGCCGAGAAGGCCGATAATTAGGAAAACAAAATAGATTTTAATCATTGTTATTTATATTTAGATGTTGATAATTACTTTTTCCAGGGAAGTTTTCCTCCATGCATATTTTTTTCAAGAGTTTCTCGATCCTTAACAACCTCCATTGCCTTTTGGAATTCTTCATGAACCTCAACGGTTTCTTCTTTCTGTTTTTTGGAGGGCTTTCCTGAAGATTTAGGACTATAGTGATCTCTTATCTCCTTCTCTGGATTAAATTCTTCCGGAGGAAGAGCCTCATAATTAGTTTTTCCCGCTGTATTAATTATAACATACAAGACATCAATAAGCTGGAGAAATTGAATAAATGCATATCCGCTTTCTTCTATTCTTTGAATGACCAACTCCAGATAATCTGAAGTCTTGTATCCCTTACTTGAAGGGAGACCCAGTTGAGGACCAAGCTCATTTAGTTTAATAACTTTGTATCCGTTTTTCATCTTCTGATTGTTTTTATGTTTTTCGTAAAGGTCGTTAGCTATATCTTGAGCAAGCACCCCTAAGTTTTCCTGATAAAATGTATTCATTGAAGCCATTAGAAGAGTTCTTTATTAGATATCCGATCAATTTGACCAAATATGGATGCCTCATTTCCTGAAGATACTCGACCTTTATGATCGACATAACGAGTTCCTTCAAGCATTGAAAGCATATTCCAATTCTGAGGACTAATATAATTTCCTGCATAATCCTCATGTATATGATCCTCAAAATCTTTAACAATTTCGACGGGAAAGAGGGACTTATCTAAAACCACTAACTTAGTTTGTCTTTCCAGCCTCTTATCCATTTTAAAGGACGGTTTTTGACCGGATATCTCAATAAGTTGGTCATAAATAACTTCAGATTTGGTCATAAGATCCTTCCAATCCTTAGCCCCAATATAATCAATGATTTTTTGATACGGCTTGTTAGTAATGCGAACCTCTTTACCCTTATCATTAAGCCAAGTGTAAATAGAGGGGACATTATCACCATCGTCTCCGCAGAAGATCTTACGCAAAGCAATTTCCTTCCCGTCAACTTCTTCCAAATTCACCTTATCATTCAATATCCTATTAAAATCTTCCTTGTCAACATCAATAGACCTGTTGAAAATGTCCCCAATATCCTCTTCATCATTAAGCCAATCCTTAAATCCATTTGGTACAAAAAGCTTTTTAGATGGATTCTTTCCCTGAGTAAATGGATTGTATATTATTGAAAAAGCTCTTTTAGGAGAAGAAATGGAATCAACCAGTTGGCGAACATCTTCATCCGCAGATACCAAAACAACATGCTGATTCTGATTATAGAGTAATTCATCCCTCCATAGAGCCATCAGGTCATCCGCTTCTGCATTATCGATCTGGGATACAATAAATCCATTGGTCTTAAGGATTTGAGCAAATTCGCCCATTATCTTATAGATATTGTCCCAATTAATAACCCCTGATTTTTTGCGATTCCCTTTATATCCCTCGTTCTCATCAATAGAAATGCCTTTCCGCCAGGATTTTGAATCAAGAGCAAATATAACACGAGACGGATTTATAGATCGAATAATAGCTGTAATATCAGTAGCGATTTTACGCATGAGTTGGTCTTGCTCCTTTTGTGAATCGAAAGTATATTTCTTTTTCCCGTATCCTCCTACGATAAAAAGACTTCTAAAAAAAAAAAAAAATGTTCGATAAATCGAATATTGCATTCGTCATATCAATTAAATTTTAATTTTTAAATATGTGTAAATATATTAATAATTTATATTCATAAAAATATAAATTTGTTAATATATCGTTAAATAATTAAATGCCAAAAGTAAAAACTATAAGTAGGATACATATATTAAATAATATTTATATGAATAGGAATTCAAAAAGTTTTCAGTATGTTTATTTAACTATCAATAAAATTAACGGGAAAAAATATATAGGGCAGCATTCTACCAATAATCTAGAAGACCACTATATCGGATCTGGTAGAAAATTTCTATCAGAAGTTAAAAAATATGGAAAGTCTAATTTTGAAAAAACTATTCTAGAATATGCTAAAACCTCAGATAATTTGGATTCTCTGGAAACCTTATATATCAAAAAATACGAAACGCTATATCCAAATGGATATAATATGACAAGTGGTGGTGAGTCAAAAAAGGAATATTCTGAAAAAAGCTTAAAACTAATGTCGGAAAAAGCTAAAATGAGACCCCCGATGTCCCAAGAGACTAAAGAAAAAATTGCAAAATCCGGAATAGGAAGAGTTTTTTCAGAAGAATCAAAAAAGAAAAAATCTAGGTCGCTCAAAGGCCGAGTTTTTTCTGAAGAGCATCGAAAAAAAATTTCGGAATCGCATAAAGGTATGAAGAAACCCTGGGTTAAAGGAGGCCCTGGATGCGGGATTGGAGGTCCCGGATGTGGAGGCCTATTTGGTGATAAAAATGGGATGTATGGAAAACACCACACAATGGAAGCAAAAAAGATAATCTCTGAAAAAACTTCTGCCAAATTAAAGGGAAGGGTTTTTTCTGAAGAGCACAAAAGCAAAATCAGGGAATCTAAAAAAGGTATATCTACTTTTGAAAGAGGTATAGGCCATAAACAGAGATTCATAAATATCTATGGAGATAAATTAGGAATAGAAAAATATGAGGGATTCATAAAAAAACAGTCTGAATCTAAGATTGGAAAAAAATTAATTTATAAAAGAAAGATAGTTAGCTTAACTGAAGAACATAAAAAAAAATTAAGTAACTCCCTACGAGGGAAGAAACATCAAATGAAAATAATGTAAAAGAGTCTACTTCTTTTTTTAATTGAGATTCGCTTAATGCCATAGGCTTAGTAGTTGCATCCATTTCATTTATCCACATAT